CTACAAATGATAAAGTATCACCCGTAGCAATTCTCGCTAGTTTTTTCTCAGGAATGACAGCAAACGGCCTTCAACAAATGAAGGGCTTCTTAAAACCACAATTGTTTTTAAACAATAGACTCATCCTTACGGGTGCGGTTGTGGGGGGAGTGGCCCTGACTATACGTTGTCGACAACCCTTGCTCGACTTTCTGATTAAATCGATCAAACTTGGATTTGAACGATTGAAATGGAAATTAACGACAACCTTCCAAAACACCAAATTCCGACTTGGATTCCGCGACTTACACATAGCGGACTTCAAGAAACGGTCCAACGTCCCACACCCAGCGACTGCTGCGGTTAGGACGTCTGCTGAGTCAGCCATTGTTGACTTGATCAGGCCACACGGCTTAGGCATGAATTCCATTCCTGCTACTAGTCGTGATGGTCTGGTCGGGTCATCTTTGATTCAACAGACAACGTTGATGCGGCTCTGTAAGGATCCACGCCCGCAGCGAGAAATCGTTGCTGGCGCTCCTTATAAAGTCATGGATATCGATGGCGAGCTGGACATGGAGGACATTCTCCGGTCTGGTTCCGTCGTCGTTATCTTCCGTTTTCTACCGCTCCAGGCTGCTGGTCGGTCCGACGAATACTGTTGGACCTGGCATAAAGACCAAACCTTGGAGCTCCGCGTAGCAGGCGGGGAATCGTACCGACGCCCAGTTTGGGATTACTCGGAACCTTTCTCCATCCACTCGTGGAGGGGTACTCATCATTATGAACCTGAAACACGGGCTTGCAGCGATGCTAATTTCCAGTTGGTATTGTTGCGCCCTATCGGGTTTACATTGGGTCCTCTCTGCTGGGGTTGTAAAAGACTCCAGCGTCTAACACCGGTTCGAGGAAACTGGACGGTCAGACGCAGCTGTGACATTGTGTCGCTTGGGAAACCTGGTGACTATAGCTGCGCTGACGTGACGTCCACTAACTTTGAGTTGGCGAATTTACGAGTGAGTACACTGAACGACAAAGAGCGAACCTCGATGACCTCTGCCGCGATCGAGAGACTGTTCCGAGCTGAGAAGCAACCCGACGCTGTTCGGTGCGCTTTGACGGTTCATCAGTTTCTGATAGATCGTGGAGAACTTCCACCTCCGATATTGGATGTGATGACCTATCATCCGGTTGACCCCCTTGTCCTTGAAGTGTCTGTGCCTTCTATGCGGTTGGTTGCCCCACCCTACGACCGAAGCAGTTGTTCACCGTCAAAAGGTGTCAACGCAGATGCCCGCTGCATTAACGGGCGGTTGGTTAAGATTCGAAACACGCGGACTCACTTCCCGAAAGAGATGTGGGACTACCTGGAAGAATTCGCTGAACTTGTTGTTCCTGACGCTGGCATTGGCGTCCCGTGGAGCATGAGTGAGGTGGATGAAGTTCAGGATCGCGCAACGCAGCGTCAAAGTATGGCGCGGGACCTTCCTTGGTTTTCTTGGGAACATTCTCGTCTGAGCTCTTTTCAGAAACGGGAACCGTACCAGAAGATCACTGAACCTCGCAACATCACGCCGTTTGGCACCAAGCATAGAGCGGGCCTTTCGAGTTTTACCTACCCTTTCACCGATTCGATCCTTAAGAAGACGAATTGGTACGCTTTCGGTCTCGACCCACAACAGGTCGCCCTCCGCATCCGAGATCTTGCATCGACAGTTGACAAGATATCGAATGGAGATTACTCCCGTTGGGATGGACGAGTTGGTGTTATGCATCAAGCCGTCCAGTCTCGACTTTTTCTCCGCTGGTGCGCGCCTTATTATCGCCGCGAATTGAAGGAGTTGTTGGACGAAGAATGGAATGAAACGTTCTCCGCCCAGTCGACCACTCAGTTCGGGATCCACTATTGTGTGGGGACATCCAGAGCTTCTGGGTCTCCTATGACGTCATGTGCTAACACGTTTCTCAACGCTTTTGAGAAATATTGCGCGTGGCGTCATTCGGGACTTGGACCGGTGGCCTCATACGACAGCCTTGGTATCTATGGTGGTGATGATTCGCTCGATTCTGGGTCTCTTCCTGAATCGGATATGTTGTGGGTTGTTGAGCAAACCGGATCGGTGATCACTTGGGACACTTGTTCTGAGGGTGAACCGGTCCCCTTCTTGGGAAGGATTTATGTAAACCCCTGGGTCACTAATGCGAGCACGATAGATGTTCGGAGACAGTTAAAACGACTCACACAAACTACTGCACCAGTTCATGTTGATCTCGGGACAGTGTTGCATCGGAAAGCCACAGCGTTTGCTGTGACTGACTCTACGACACCGTTCCTCCGTTCATGGACCAGAGCGGTTTTTCGGCTTGTCAAGGATTCGTCCAAGACTGGTTGGTGTGATTTGTCCTACCATTTCCAACAGAATCCGACTCCTGATGCCTGGGTATTTGATCCTCTCGATTGGGGTGATGCTTGCGTCGCCAATGGCCTTGATCCATGTGATGTTGCTATTTGGGAGAACTTGTTAGATTCGGCGAAAACTGTCGATGACTTGTTCTTCTGCATTAGTGATGTCATTGACAATCCATCTTTTAAGGTGGAGTTTCAAGGACAGTTAATAGGTGATGTTGACGAGCTTCACGGTGAAGTTCTGGAGGGACTGGGTTTTAGTGATCCGGAATTCTTACCTCCGTGGTTGTTTGCAGAGCCTGTAGAAATACGGGCCCCGCTATCTCGAGAACCAACGCAGCGACAGAGGCGAAACCTGTGCGGCGGCGTGGTCGACGAGAAACAAACCGCGGTGGTGAGGAAACCGGTAATTAAACCTCGATCTCGAAAAGGAGGAATCCGCCTGCATGCCCGAGCCCTTGAACCTGGCCTCGTTCACCGAGCTGCAAGCCGATCAGCAACCAAAGGCCCCGGACAAAATGATTGTCCAAAGAAGAAAACAAACCGCAACCGGCCCCGGAAGGAGGGTCGCTGCGCGTAAGCCTATCCAACAACAAAATAACAATCAACTGCAACAAATGAAACCAGGTAGTGGTAAGAAACAAGTCCAGATCTCAGGGCATTGTTCCGATTACTGCCATGCTTTGTGCAATCCGTTCGACGCTAAACCCGCTGGAATGCCAACCTTTCCGGCCCTCCCGACTTTGAAACAGAAAGTCTACGCTCGTGGAACTGCTTATACCGGTTCCATGGGGGTGGGCTTTGTGGCTCTTCGTCCTGATCATGCTGTCGTTAGTGATGACGCAAGTGTGTGGTACACAACCGCCTCCTTTGCTGGGACAACTTTTGATTTCACTACTGCTAGCACTGCTTCCTCCAATTCTATGTTCGTGACCGCGGACCTTGGCCCTGATGGTTCATCTTTCAGAGTCATTGGTTCCGGTTTGCGTGTCCGTTATGGAGGAACAGAGCTTAATCGTGGTGGATTCAAGGTTTGCCTAGTAGATCCAACTCATCGAACCCTCTCAGGCCGAGATGAGGCGAGTCTTAATGCTGAAGTTCAAACACGTCGTGTGAATGTGACTAGACAGTGGACATCCTTGCTCTACCGTCCTGTCCTACCAAACGAAGTGGAGTTTCAATCGAGCTTTAACACAGACACTCGTCCTTATATTGGTGTGATGATGATCTCTCCCGACAATTCGATAAATGAATTGTTCGAGTGGGAAGCCTATACTATCGTTGAGTACCAGGGGGTGAACGCACGTGGACAAACCCATACT